GCTGAAGCTCTCCTTAGAGATGTACTCCAGCACGGTTCCGGTGTCCATATCCCGTACGGGAATGGGCATCTGGTCATACTTTGACATTAAGTCAAGAATGGCCTGGGCGGTTCCGCCCTCCTTCCTGGTGGCTTCCCAACAGGCGGATCCTGTGACTGTGACACGAGCTTTCGTGTCCAGCCCTGTAAAGATATGGTCGGGGAGAGCCCCGATCACATCGTCGAGCGCAGCTGCCACTAGAGCAGACTGCGTCGCTGTAAATTCTGGAGGCGGTTCTGAGACCGACTCTAGAAACTTCTTCTTGCTGCGTAGCACAACAAGAGGAGGAGGTGTCCCAGATCCTCGCGTCTGGGACAGGGTTCCTGCTAGGTATAACCTAGAGAATCCCTCAAATCGTACGGCTCTGTCCCAGACAGGCCGTAGGAATGAACTGACCCATCTAGGTGCGTCGTTCATAGCGGAGATTCCCCCGCTCGGTTCATCCAGGTGTATAACCTGCTTGAACATTTTACGAGACCTCTTGAGGTCCTCGTAATGCGTGATCTGCCCTTCCATGGACAGATCAGAGACCTCACCGTCGAAGAATTCGTCGGTGAGGAGGATCGATATACCCTGAAGGGTAAATAGATCAAACTTTTCCCAATTCCAGACTTCTTCTGGGAATGAGAGAAACCGCTGAAGGAATATTCCGTCAACGGTTTTGAGTACCTCCAGAAACCTTTGGGCTCTGTAGGTTCGGTTTCGCCTCACTGAATAGTCGGCGAAACTTTTGACTTCGTCCTCTGACCATAGAGGATCGTGTCGTCCTCTGAGGAAGAATGAGATTCTTCTCCAGAGAGTGGTTGCGAAGTTCCTGAGAGGATCTTCGCCCTTCGCTGAAAAGCGTGCGCGCTGGAGCCTATGGCCCCAGTGCGTATGAGCCGAGATAAGAGTCATCTTTTCTCGGCCGTCCTGTATCTGGGTAAACCAGGTTACATTCTTACGATCAGATCCGATTAGATCGGACCTGATCTTGCCTTGGATCCGGTGGCAGCCACCGGGCCAAACGTTTATAACGGGCTTCACATCACAGTACTGTGATGCGAAGCAATAACCTGCGATAACCCTAAAGGGGTCTTCGTAGATATCCCGGTTGTTAGTTTCACTAACTCCGGGTATGTCGTCATCCTCTGAGTCTTCACTCAGGATGCCGTCGTCCTCACTGAGCCAATGCTCAATTGGGGACGGATCTTTCTCTCCGTGGTTATCCAAGGAGGGAAAC